AACAAAGAAACAGCTCCAAAACTTATTAGGTATCTAATCAAGCATAAACATTGGAGTCCTTTTGAAATGGTAAATATGTGTGTAGAAATTAGAACTACACGCAGTATTGCAGCTCAGATCCTTAGGCATCGTAGCTTTTCATTTCAAGAGTTTAGTCAAAGGTATTCAGAAGTCTATTCTTTGCCAGTCTTGCCGCGACTTAGAGAGCAGGATCTGATTAATAGACAAAATTCTACTGATACCCTTGATCCGTCCATTGTTGACAGTCTAACTGATGACATTGAACAGCATTATGACAATTGTATGAAATTGTATCATCAATTGTTGGATAAAGGTGTTGCTAAAGAGTGTGCTAGAGAGGTTTTACCTCTTTCTACGCCTACTCGCATGTATATGAACGGGACTTTGCGGTCTTGGCTGCACTATTGTGACCTTAGAACGTCTAATGGTACACAATATGAACATAAATTGATCGCTGATGAGGTTCAAGACATCATTATTGAGCAGTTTCCGTCTATTGCAGCGGCTATGTGGTCATGATTATCAAATGTAAGGTATGCAAGAAGGACACAGTAGTCCCAGACGCATACAAGTTGTCTGAAGTTATTTGTGTTTCTTGCCGCCTTAACAATGGTAGTGTGGTCCGTAATCATTGAGCTGGCTATTGGTCTTGTGGGTGTAGTCGCTATTATTGTCTACATCCTCAGGATACCGTAGAATTTTGGCAGAAATTTGAGAAGCCTATATCGTAGTAGCCACGGCCTCCTCTACCCCCATGGCGGGGTGTCGATGTGATGCTGAGGCGGCGGGGGTATCTTCTGGCCGATAGGGGGAGGGGGGATCGACTGCGGGTAGCCTAGCACGTATGGTTTGAAATGGTGGGATCTGTCGCAACTATGAAGAAATGTAACGAGACCCACACCATTCGCTGCTCCCTCTGTATATTGGTTGCATCGAAACGGATCGGACCTTTCGGGGTTGACCTTTCGAGCCTGATCCTTTACACTCGATCACAAGCGACAGACACGCCAGACTCGCTGAGCTGAGCCAATGCGTCGCCTAGGTTGCCAAGCAGCCGCCGATCTGATAGGATCTCCACAAGCCCACCGCATGACACACCATGCAATGCTTTGAAGAGTTCGTCGAGTCCATCGCGGACAGTGACGGACGCCTGACATGGCAGCAAGCTTGCAAGCTGGCAGCCCATCACAACCTGCTAGCAGAGTTGACGGACACCATGCCCTCGGGTATGATTCCCGCAACCACACTTCTCCACTGGTTGGGGTACTGAATGACAGCAAAACACAAGGGCTACGTCTTATGGCGTGGGCTCTCACCCATCAACGGGCAGCCGATCGTAGCTGTCCTCACCATCACCAGCGCCAATCGTAAGACTGGCAACATGGCACAGGTTTGGATTCTTAACGAGTCTAGTGATCCTGTGCAGTCGATAGCTACGGGGGAGGATGTGTCAATTTGTGGCAATTGTCCTCACCGCAAGCAACCAGACGGCACTAGGACATGCTACGTTAATGTGGGACAGGCACCCTTGTCTGTCTACCGAGCGTGGGTAGCTGGCAAGTATCCTCACATTCGATTGCACTCTGATGCCGTCAAGAAAGCTCTCAGCAATCGAAAGATACGCTGGGGTGCCTATGGTGATCCTGCTGTACTGCCTGACTCTATCGTTCGTGGGCTCAATAGCTACGCAAACGGTCACACAGGCTACACACACCAGTGGGAGCAGCCCTGGGCTCAATGGGCGAAGGGCACGTTGATGGCAAGCTGTGACAGTGTTACAGATCATGACAAAGCCAAAGCGATGGGCTGGGCAACCTTTACAGTTGCAGCAGTCAATGCCCGAGTCACCCATGCCAAGCAATGTCCAGCTACTGTGGAGCATAGCACGGCGCAGTGTCTTACTTGCGGTTTGTGCAATGGTTCTCGGGCTGACATTTATGTTCATGCTCATGGTCCTTCTGCCAAACGTGTAGCTTATGTCTGAACTTCAACGTCTTTCTGATTGGGTAGACTACTGCCAAGAAAAGCTTGACACCAGTGATAGCATTTCTGAACGTGCTATTTGGGGAGATAAGCTAGACGCTGCTGAGGCAGCCTGGCAAGATGAGGCATCCAAGCATGTCTCACCCGCTGAAAGAGATTCAGTCCCTCAGATCCTCACTGTGCGCTATGTCTGAAACCAAGCGCCAGGCTTATTACGAAATGTTGCACAAGCTCTACGGTTTGACTGCAACTGAAGACGACCTGCTACAGTGGGTCAAGAAACAAAACCTCCGCGTTTACTCTCATGATCAGCGACGAGAACAGGGAGTTTGTTAACTTTCTTTTCGATCAGCTATTCAGTCACACTGACGCTGATATGATTGACCTGCACGAGTCAGATTCGTGCGATGATCACCTTCAATTGGAGCTTATCAGCCATGATTGAACTCTGGATTGACGACGAGTACCTTGAGGATGTTACGAATTCTAACATTCCTGAGGCAGACATTCACTACGAAGCCGAGCACTCGTGCTATCGTGTCATCATCAGGCACATCAATGAGATGTACTGGCTGACGCAAGACTGGGGTACCATTGCCGAGCATTTCGGCTTCCAACCTGAATCCGTTGTCTACTGCCACTGATCATGCAACTCTGGACCTTGGTTCGTTTTGACGGCTGCTGCGGTGATCACGTCGTAATGGGCGTGTTCGAGAACATGCAAGCCGTGAGCCATCGCCTCAACCACATCAGCAAATACGCTGACCCTGGCGATGAGTATCGTGTCGAATTGTTTCAACTTGCAACCGAGGAGCACGAAGCCAAGCGCTGGGCTCCTAAGATTGACGAGTCCACAACCACCGAGGACAACTGATCATGAACACTCTCACTCGCATCAAATACCGTGCCCTGATTGGCCTGGCACAGCTGCTAGAGTCTCGTGGATACCATGCCTACAACACCAAGCCAGAGCAGTCCTACAGCGACCTCAGGGTGTCGATCATGACCATCCTTGAGAACAACCCTGGGATGCGTTGCTACGAGATCGAGAATGCGCTAGGCTTGAGCACAATCAAGCAGCGAGTCACGAACTCCATTCTTCGAGACCTTGAGGAAGACGGGCTAGTGATGGCAGTTGACAGGAAGTGGGATCCCCACACTGGATCAATCAAGCCGAAGCCACGCGAATATTACCTCGACATGTAACCACCCTGGGCAGCCGCAAGGCGTAAGTCCCAGGCTTTTCTGTCACCATCACAATTCACAATCACGACGGATGTCAAAAAAGTATTTTCCAAACAACTGGCAAGAATACGCGGAAGCCCCCGATGATTGTTTTCATCGGCACACTTTCGACGAGATCATGACATGGAAGGTTGCAGGATGGGAGCTACCGTCTTCTGTATACTGCATCATTCGTGAAATGAATCTTAAGACTGGTAAGGTTAAGGAGCACACCTACCAACGAAAGCACGCAGCTTATGCTAAGGTTGAGCAGCTACTCAGTACTCCTGATACGGAGTTTGTAGTAGCAGATAACGATTCCATTCACCACCTGTTTCCTGGCGATGCACTACTTGACGATTCCGATGACGATGATGAGTGATTATGACATCGATGATCCATTCTTCGATGTTGATGATTACGAGTACATGCAAGACCTTGTTCAACCGATTGATTTGAATGGCAACCCCGAGTGAAATTGACCGTCAGGTTAAGTTTGAAAGGGAAGCAATTCGTCTTGGTGTAGAGAAACTACACAAGAACGTCAAGGACCTTGAAAAAAAGGACTACGCCAGTGCTTCGATTTATGGTTGTGCAAGCATCGACATGCTGCTTCCCAGCCTTATCAAACGCATTGACGATACAAAGGATCGCATCCATCGAGGCACCAATGGTGTAATGTTTAAGGAGATCAAGGAGTATCTTGATCCGATTGACACTGCAGCAGCTGCTGCCATTGCATTGAAGCTTACGTTTGACAAAGTGTTTGGTCAGACAGATGATTCAAACCTTCTTGTCAATGTAGCTGATAGCATTGGCACATCAATTGAGCAAGAAGCTCAGATGCAGTACTACGAGCGTGAGTACCCTGGTCTCTTGAATACAATCAAGAAGAACTATTGGCACAACACGACTGGTACACAGCAGAAGTTTGTCATTGTACGCACGATGATGAACCGATGTGATGATGTGCTGCAGTGGAACTCTTGGCCTCGAACCATGCGTGTCAAACTTGGCTGCTGGTTACTTGACTGCATTTGTGAGACAAGTGGTTGGTTCATGCCCCACTGGTCTTACATAAGTGGAAAGAAACGGCAGGTCATCATACCGACCCCTGAGTTTGCTGCTGTCAAAGATGACATCATCAGTAAGGCTGAACTGTTCAGTCCAATAGCATACCCAATGCTTATTGAGCCAAACGATTGGACCAATGAGCGTCAAGGTGGCTACCTTCTGAATGAGGTCAGACGCGGTAACGACATGGTGCGACGAGGTGTCCCATGTATACAGGGGGAAACTCCAATTGAATTCCTGAACAAGATTCAGAAGGTGGCACTCAAGCTAAATCCATTTATTGTGGAGGTAGCAGACCACTTCCTTGAGAAGGGAATTCAAGTTGGTAAGTTCGTACCTGTAATAGAAATCCCTCTTCCTCCTAAGCCAGCTGATATAGCTGACAATAAGGAGAGTCGTAAAGACTATCGAAGAAGGGCAGCAGAAGTCATGAATCAGAATGCAGCTTCATTTAAGAGGTCATGCAGAACGAGAATGACAATGCAAGCAGTGGACTTGTTTAGAAAGGAAAAAGCATTCTATCTTCCTTGGTCTTTTGACTATAGAGGAAGAGCGTATGCAATCCCTGCGTTTCTAACTCCACAAGACACTGACTTTGGTAAGAGTCTATTGAGATTTGCTGATGAGTCTTTCATGACTCCTGAAGCAGAGGAGTGGTTAGCTTTTCAAGTAGCTACAACTTATGGTCTTGATAAATCTCCTATTCAAGCAAGACTAGAGTGGGCTATTCACAATCACGAATTAATTCGTCGAATAGCTACAGATCCAATTGGTTGTCTTTCTGAATGGGAAGCAGCTGATGAACCTTGGCAATTCCTTGCAGCATGTGAGGAGTACTACCATTGTGTCATTGAATGTGATCGTCAATTCACTGGATTGATGGTTGCTACAGATGCTACATGTAGTGGTCTTCAAATTCTTGCTGGATTGGCTAAAGACAAATCAACTGCGTCTCTTGTCAATGTCACACCTTCTGACCAACCCCAGGATGCATATAAAGTCATAGCTGAGGTAGCTAAACCTCATGTTCCTGAGTCTGTCCGTCCTTACATGGATAGAAAGGTGACCAAAAGAACAGTTATGACCATCCCTTACAATGCTAAACCATTCTCTAATCGAGGTTACATTCGTGAAGCTTTGAAAGAGAAAGGTGTCGAGGTCTCTAAAGAAGATCTAACAGCGACTGTCAAAGCTGTAAGAGATGCTATGCATGAGATTGTTCCTGGTCCCATGGCTGTCATGGGTTGGATTGAGTTAGAGGTAGCTAAAGCTATTAGACGTGGAGTAAAAGAGATTCAATGGGTCACTCCTTCTGGATTTGTTGTCACTCAACGTCTGATGAAAAAGTTGACTGAAGAAGTCAAGCTTCAATTGATGGGTCGTGTCAAAATAGTTGTTGCAACTGAAGACAGCGACAAGGTAGACATCTTGCATCACAAGAATGCAACAGCTCCGAATCTAATACATTCTTTAGATTCAAGTCTCCTTCATCTAGCTACAGTCAGGTTTGATGCACCTATTGCATTGATCCATGACTCAGTGTTGTGTCGTGCTACTGACATGACTTCCTTGTCTACCATTGTCAGGGAAACCTACATGCATCTCTTTGCAGAGCATGATTTCCTGGTAGACTTTGCCCGTCAGATCGGGGCAGAGACGGAGCCACCTATCATTGGTGACCTTCGTCCCGAAAACGTTCTGGCCTCCACCTATTTCTTTTGTTGATGTCTAAAACCATCGTCACCCAAACACCTGTTCGTCTTGAAGGCTATCAAGCTGTCTTCCAGCCGAGCAAGTATGGTAAGTTGAATCTCGCCTGCATTGTGGACGAGACCCTTGTCGAACAACTTGAAGCTACTCGCACTGAACTCCTTGAGTGGTGCAAGAGCAAGGTCAAGAACCCTCGTCGTTCTGTCTGTAAGCCTGAGCCCTGGGAGGAAGTCTCCAAGGGTATGTATCGAGTAAACTTCCGTTGGGATCCTGATTCTCCTGTTCCCATTGTGGACAGCGAAGGCACTCCGATCACTGAGGAAGTTCCTCTGTACTCCGGCAGCCTTGTCAAAGTAGCTTTCCGCCAGAAGCCTTACACTCTTCCTGACGACAGCTATGGCACGTCTCTTAAACTGCAAGCGATCCAAGTCATCCAAGCTAGTGGTTCTGCTGGTGTGGATGGTGGAGATCTTGACGCGACAGAAGCCGCTGCCCTTTTCGGTCAGACTAAAGGCTTCAAGGCAAACGAACCGAACGTAACTCCTAACACCACCGAGGATACCGATGACTTCTGATTACAACGTCTCTAAGAATGCTGAGCTTGGTCTTTACGAAGCCAGCTTTACTATTCAGCTGCCGCCCATCACCGTTACTCGATATAAGGCTGACCGATCTGATTTCAAATATGAGATCCGTCGTGCTGTGTCTGAGATCGTTGAAGAGATTGTAGAGAAGGCAATCGACGAATGAAGTATCGCTCAGGTCTCGAAAAGAAAGTCGCTGACCTTCTAAAAGAACTGAGCGTTCCATTTGAATACGAGAGCACCAAGGTTCCTTACGTGTTGCAATGCAACTACACACCGGACTTTCTCCTCCCCAATGGTGTCTATCTTGAAACCAAAGGGCAGTTCACACCTGAAGATCGTCGCAAGATGCTGGCTGTCAAAGCTATGCATCCTGACCTTGACATTCGGATGGTGTTTCAAGCCCCTTACAACAAGATCGACAAACGCTCTAAAACCACGTATGCTGCTTGGTGCGAAAAAAATGGCATCCAGTGGTGTGCATTTCATTCCATCCCCATTGAATGGTTCAAATGAAACACGCTTACGGAACTGTTGAGTTTTACGCTGAACAGTTCGGTGACATCCTTGCTGATGTCGATGCTTTGGAACCCTCTTATGGTGCAAACATTGTGAAAGGATTCTATGAAGCTGTTGACGATTGGCTAGATTATCACAAGAATCAAACTGAAGCTTACGCAGAGCTTCGCCGTTCTATCCAAGAGGCTGCCCTCAATGGCTGATCTACGAACCATTAAAGATTGTGCCTACTATCTGATCATGGCACTCGACAAATCCTCTTCCGCACAAGACGTACTCGAAGGCTTTGAACAAGCCCTGGATGACTATGAATGCTTCATCGTTCAACCACGAGGAAACGACGAGCGAGAGCGAGTTTTTACGTCATGAGCCCTGTCCGTCTTGCGGAAGTTCAGACGCTAATAGTCTGTATTCTGATGGGCACAGCTATTGCTTTGCTTGTCAATCCTGGACCCCAGGAGACGGACAAACCTATTCACCATCACGCTCGACCTCAAGAGCAATGCTAAAAGGTTCCGCTTCAAGGCTGTCCAAACGAGGCATCAGCGAAAAGGTCTGTCAACAGTACAAGATCTACAAAGACGGAGACGTTCTACGCTT